AAAGCTCGTCCTCGCCGGAGCCGGAGACATCGCGTTCTCCCTCCAGGAGAACGCCCCCGAAGGTGCGCAGGCGACCTATGCCAACGGCGGTGAACCGAAGGCAGTCGCCGGCGGGAACATCAAAGCCGGACAACTCGTCTCGGCGGGTGCGGAAGGCAAGCTCGTCGCCGCCACCGCGACCGTCATCGAGGAAGAAAAAGTCGAAGCCCTCGGCTCCCGCGTGATCGGACTCGCTGTCGAGGAGGCCGCCGCCGGCGAGCTCGCCCGTTTCCTCTCCACCCCGACCGCCGGGCGCGCGTAGCCCCGGCTGACCCCAGAAGGAGATAACGCTCATGAGCGCTGTCACGAAAATCAACAAGGATCAGCCGGGCCCGGCGGACCTCCACGTCGACCGCTGGCTGACGAACATGTCGGTCGGTTGGGCGCAGGACCCGCGCAAATTCGTTGCGCCACAGGTCTTCCCGATCGTCGGCGTCAACAACGCCTCGGACAAATACGGAATCTGGGACAAGGGGTCCTTCTTCCGTGACGAGGTCGGCCCTCGTCCGCTCGGTGGCCGCCCGCCGAGCGCCGGGGTGAATAAGTCCGAGGGCACTTATCTCTGCGAGGAGGAAGGCCTGGAGACCACCATCGACGACCGGACGCGCAAAAACGCGGACCAGCCGATGGACCCGGACAAGGCCGCCGCCAACCTGCTCACCACGCAGGTGATGATCCACAACGACCGGCTCTGGACCGAAGCGTTCTTCAAGACCGGGGTCTGGGGCCTGGACCTGAAAGGCAAGGCCAAAGAACCGGGCGAAGGCGAATTCCTGCAGTTCGACCAGTCGGGTTCGGAACCGATCGAATTCATCGACGAGAACCGCGATGAAATCGCCAGCACCACCGGCTACGAGCCGAACACGCTGGTCCTGGGTCGCGACACCTTTCGGAAGATCAAAAACCACCCGGAGGTGAAGGACGTCATCAAATACACCCAGCGGGGGATCGTCACCGCCGAGCTCCTCGCGGAGCTCTTCGGCGTGGATCGCGTCCTCGTGCCGGGTGGCGTCATCAACAAAGCGAAGGAGGGGGCCGCGGATGCCATCGACTTCATCGTCGGCCGCAAGGACATGCTCCTCGTCTACGCGGCGCCCGCCCCGGCGATCGACCAGCCCTCGGGCGGCTACACGTTCGCGTGGACTGGCCTGATCCCCGGCGAGACCAACGCGTTCGGCGGGACCATCCAGCGCGGCCGCGACGGGCTCGCGAGTTCCGACGTCATGCAGATCAAGGAGGCGTCCGACCAGAAAGTCGTCGCCTCCGAGCTCGGCATCTTCTTCGAGGACGTTGTCGCCTGATGGGCTACGTCGCCCGACAGCACCTCAAGTGGGGCGACGGGACGATCGCCCCCGGTGAGCCGGTGCCGGACGAGGAGGGGCGCAACTACGCGTCCCTCCTCCGTCTGGGCCAGATTGCTGAGGTCAAAGAGGCCGAGGAGATGTCCGACGCCGAGTTGGCCGAGGCCTACGAGGCCCTGAAGGCCGAGCACGCCGCATTGGTCGAGTCGGCCAAAGCTCTGGCCGACGAGGTCGCCGAGCTGCGCGAGCAGCCCGCGGAGACCGAGACAGAGACGCCCGGCGACGCGGCCGACGCCGAGAGTACCGGCGACGGCGAGTCGGAGTCCGACGGCGACCTCCCGCCGGATCCGGCGCCGCCTGTCGACGACGACCTGCTGTCGAAGGCCAAGCCCCTCGGCGGCGGCTACTACGAGTTGCCCGACGGCTCGAAGGTCCGTGGCCGCGCCGCGGTCGAGAAGGCCCTGGCCGACGCCGAGAGTACCGGCGACGGCGAGTAGCCCAATCCCCCATGAGTGCCCTGCGGCAACCCGGCCGTGGGGCGGAGAGGTAGTTCACGATGGCCGACTCCATCACCTTCGAAGAGGGCGACACGCTCGTCCTCAACGGCCTCCCTGGCCAGATGGCGAGCTTCGATCTGTCCACGAAAGAGGTGGACGAATTCACCGCGAAAACCACCCACGCCGGCGGCTACGGCGTGGCAGCCGGCACGGGCTATGAAGCCCAGACCGAGGAAGTGCCGAGCGCCGAAGACGGTGCGATCTCCCTCGCTAAACAGACCTGGGAAACCGGCGACGCGACCGACTGGCCCGCCGGCGTCAAAAGCTGCGTGATGTCGGTCGGCGCGAAACTGATCGCCGCCTGGAACCTGCAGGCAGGCGGAGCCGCCCGCGTCATGAACGCGGCGAACACCACCGAGAGCTTCACCCCGACCGTCCGTGCGAGGGCAGCCGGATGAAGCGCCAGACGCTTCTCGCACTCGCCCTCTTCGTCGCGGCGCTGGTGATCGCCCCGGCCGTCGTGGTCGGGGCAACGAACCAGCAGGAACGGGACCGAAATCAGGACGCGCGCGTCACCCAGCAGGGGAAGAACCTCTGGGCGGCGGTCGCGAGGATTGAAGGTCGGATCGCGGCCCTCGAAGCCCGCGCCCCAGTGCCCGGACCGCAGGGTCCCACAGGTCCGCAGGGCGAGCCCGGGCCATCAGGTCCCGCCGGGGCGGTCGGGCCGCAGGGGCCGCAGGGGCCGCAGGGCATCGCCGGGCCGCAGGGCCCTGAAGGCCCTCGCGGCAGCTCCGAACAGCCCGTCGAAGAACCTCCCCACGAAGAACCGACGCGCTCGCTGCACTGCTTCCCGGACCCGAGCGCCTGCGGCTACCCGGACCCCGGCACCGTGGGCGTCCCCGCGGGCACCGCGCTCCGCAAGGTCGGCGAAATCACCGTCAAGGCCGGCCAGACGGTCTCGGGAGTCGAAGCCACGGGCGTCATCTTCACCGGCAGTGGAGGCAAGCTGGTGGACTCGGTCGTGAAGCCCACCGCGGGAGGCGGCGGCACCACCGGGGTCAGCCTGGCCCAAGGCGCCGACGATGTCACGATCGAAGACTCCGAGCTGGCCGGGAACGGGTCGAAGACGAACGCGCCGCAGTCGAACGTGTGGAACCACTACGCGAACTCCGGCTTCAAGATCATCAGATCCTTCGTCCATGGCACCCCCGACAACATCGAGGGGCCGGTGACGATCGAAGGCTCCTACGTCATCGTGGACGCCTCCTATCCGGGCAACCACTCCGAGAACGTCTATCTCTGCGACGAGGACGCGACGGTCAGGGACTCGACGCTGCTGAACGAACACGGCGAGACCTCACTGATCTTCGGGGACTGCTCGAACAACCACGTGGTGGTCGAAGACTCGCTCCTGGCCGGCGGCGGCTACATGCTCGGCTGCAACGCGAAGTCGGCGACGACCGGCTCCTGCACGATCGTGGACAACCACTTCTCGAGGGCCTACTTCCCGGGCTACGGCTACTACGGCCTCGCCTACACGCTCGGCAAGGAAGTGACCTGGTCGGGAAACGTGGACGACGACACCGGAGCCGTCATACCGAGGCCATAGGCGCAATGGCCACCTACACCTTCTTCGGGACGACGGACCCGCCCTCATTCGGGGGCGCCGCCGTGACGGGAGATGCGACCGACTACACGTTCGGCGTGGCCTTCGAAGTCCTGGTCGAAGGCAAAGGCAAGGCGGTTCGCTTCTACTTCCCGAAGAACGCCGGCGCCACGATGACCTGGCCGGTGAAGGTCGGGATCTGGGAGCGCTCGACCGGGGACCTCATCGGGGAAGGGCTATCGGCGGTCACGGAAGAACCTGCGGCGTCCCAGTGGGTCGAAGCGGCGATAACCGTCCCGCCGACCCTGAAACCGGGGAACGTCTACGTGGTCGGCTACCTGCATGACCGGCTGACCGGCGGCCCCGCCTACTGGGCATTGGCGCACTATTTCGCCAAAGCGGCCGAAGTGCCGGGGATCATGATCGCCCCGAAAGGTGGATCGGTCCCCGGCGGGAACGGGCGGTTCAAGGTCGGCGCCGCGCTGGCCATGCCCTCGGAACAGTTCAACGAAACGAACTACGGCGTCGACGTCGTCTTCGAAGTAGAAGGGGAAGAAGAGGCCGAACCGGTCGAATATGACGACGCCGGATCCTGCGCGATCCAGATCTCGGGTTCCGGCGCCGACGCCGCGCTGGCCGAGGACGCCGGGGTCGGCTACCTCACCCTCACGGGCTCGGGCAGCGACGAATTCCGCTCCAGCTCTGAGGATTCCGGCACTGCGGTGATGGCCCTCGTCGGGACCGGCGCGGAGGCGTTCGGCGCCTCGGACGCCGACTCAGTGACCTTGACCTTCGACATCACCGGGACGGACGCTCTGGAGGCGGAGGATGCCGCTGACGGCGCACTCGCGCTGGTCGGCACCGGGATCGACAGCTGGCACGTCGTCAGCCCCGAACTACCGCCCGTCGACCGCCCGACGAGACTCGTGCTCGGAGGGCGCGCGCCCTCCCTCGCCTTGGCGGACCGCGCCCCGACGATGGTCCTCGCCGACCGCGCCCCGTCCCTGATCCTCGCCCCGCACGACCCGGAGGTAATCCTCGATGGCTGAACCGAAACTGTTCGAGGGCGACACCTACCCGCCGATCCGAGGCGCGGCGCTTGAGACCGACGGCGAATCGCTGATGGACCTGAGCGGCGCCGACGAACTTCTCTTCCTCGCCGTGGCCGCCACCATCGGGGAAGTGATCGAAGGAGAAGCCGAAGCGCTCTCCTCCGAAGACGCCGAAGCCAAAGCCGACAAAGCCTCCCCGCTGGGCTACAACTGGAAATACGTCCTGGCGGCCGAAGACACGGCGTCGGGCTCGGCGGACACCTACACGTCCTACCTGAAGGTCGTCATCGACGCCGCCTCGACGCCGCCCAAGGAGTTCTGGGTCGAAGGCGACGAGTTCACGATCCACCCGGCACCGGGGTCCAAAAAATGAGGCGCCCGCGCAAGGGCGCCCGCGCATCCACTGCGGCGCCGCTGACGACGGAGACCTTCGCCGCAGCGAGCGCAGATGAATTACAGGCGGTCCGGTTCGAAGTCGGAGACCTCGACGCCGACGCGCCGGCGCTGACCGACGCCCAGATCGAATTCGCGCTGGACGCCGAGGGGAGCGTGAAGGGCGCCGCCGCGGCCTGCCTGGAGTCGCTGTCGCGCCGCTACGCGCAGCTCGCCAACGTGTCGACGGGCGACCTCAGCATCTCCTACACGGGCTCCTCCGAAGCGCTCGCGAACTGCGCCGCCGAACTCCGCTCCAAGATCGCAGGGAACAACGCCGCGCCGTTCGCCGGCGGCATCAGCCGCTCCGACAAGGCCGCCCGCCGCGAGGACGCCGACCGCGCACAGCCCGCCTTCCGGCGCCGCCAGTTCGACAAGCACCGGATCGACTGATGGCCATCCCCGGTTTCTCCCAGGCGGCCGTGGACGCCGCCGTCAAGCCCCTGCTGGTCGAGCCCTGCCATGTGCTTACCCGCGCCGAAGCCGACAACGGGATCGGCGGGCGGACCGTCGTCTACACCCGTGGTCCCGAACTGCGCTGCGCGCTCGGTCCGGCGGGTGGGGGAGAGGGTGTCAGCAACCCCGGAGACCGCATCGACGACCGCACGACCGACTTCATCGTGCTGCCCGCCGGGACCGAGATCAGCGAGCGCGACCAGGTCGAGACGACCGACCACGGTCGCTACGAGGTCATCGCCGTCAGCCGGCGCAGTATCGAGCTCGGCCGGGAGCTGCACTGCATCGTGGCCACTGGCGACATCGAGATCGAAGACGAAGGGGAAGGCTGATGTCGGTCGAACTCACCAGCCGCATCGGCGAGATAACGAAGGGCGCCACCCTCCGCGGCCGCGACCTCGTCACCCGTACCTGTATGGAGGTGGAGGCGGGCGCCAAGCGCAACCTGGTCGAGAACGGCTCGGTGGTCACCGGCAACCTCGTCGGCAGCATCGAGGCCGACACCGACGGCTTCGAGGGTGAGGTCGGGACCGCGGTCACCTATGCCCCCTACGTCGAGTTCGGCACGGGCGAGCGCGGCGCCGCCAGTGAGTTTCCGGGCAAGCCCGATTTCCTGACCTACTCCGAGGACTGGAAAGGGATGTCCGCGCGCCCGTACCTGATCCCGGCGCTCGAGGCGGCGCGCGAGGGCTTCGAGATTCGGGCCGGGGGGATCTACCGGTGAGCGCGACGCCCGATCCGATCCGCGCCGCGATCGGCGGCCTCCTCTCCGGCGACGAAGCGCTGTGCGCGCTCGCGACCGGCGGCGTCCACCACGGCATGGCGCCGCAGACCGCCGACTACCCCTTCGTCGTCTTCCACCGGCAGAGCGGCGTCCCGGTCTGGTCGATGCGCGACTTCTGGCGCAACCAGGTCTGGACGGTCAAGGGCGTCTGCCGTGGAGGGGACGCGGCGCCCGCAGAGGCGATCGACGCCCGCTGCGAGGAGCTGCTGAACGACGCGACGATGGACATCGAAGGCGCTCGCCTGATGTACCTGCGGCGCGAGAGCGACATCCCCCCGCTGCCCGCGAGCGCCGACAATGGCGGGATCGTCTTCCAGGTCGGCGGCATGTACCGGATCCACGCGGAACCGACCCCATGAGCCGCACCACCGACATCCGCCGCGCGCTCGCCGCCGCCGTCGAGGAGATCGCGCCCGAAGCGCGCGCCTTCTCCGCCGGCTCCAAGTACGCCGAGGGCACCGAGACCTTTGCCCTGCGCGTCCTCGTCGGCGACCCCGAAGACGAGGCGACGATCGAGCGGCTCGACGCGATGCTCGACGACGACGGCGAGCTGTCGATCAGGGCCGCGCTCGACGCCGACCCGACCCTCGGCGGCGCCGTCGCCAGCCTCTTCGTGGCCCGCCACAGCGGCCACCGCATCTTCCCGACCCCGGCCGGGCCCGTGCTCGGTGCCGAGTGGTCGGTCGACGTCACCTAACCCCCAACCCCGAAAGGGCCACATATGGCGAAGGAGACCTACGAGGTGGGTCCCGTCTCCGTGTTCGACCACGCGCCGGGCACGAAGTTCGAGGCCGACCTCAACCCCGTCCAGCGGGCGCGGCTGCTGAAGAGCGGCGCCCTGAAGACCGTCACCCCCGCACACGCGGACGGTGGAAAACCGGCTGCGCCGAAGGGCGGCGTTCTCGCCGCGCCTGCGGGCGGCGAGAAGAAGGAGTAGCCAAAATGGGGAAGCAGATCCTCAGAGACGTCACCGTGAAAGTCAACGGCGTGGACTTCTCGAACTACGTCCAGCAGGTCGGCGTGCCGCAGACCACCGAAGTTCAGGACGTCACCGGCATGAAGGCCAAAAGCAAAGAAAAGCTGCTCGGAATCCCCGACGGCCAGATCACGGTGACCCTGTTCCAGGACTTCGCCGAATCGAAAGTCGACGCGACGCTCTCGGCCCTGGTCGGGTCGAACGAACCGTTCCCGGTCGTCGTCATCCCGAACACGGGTGAAGTGTCGAAAACCAACCCGGCCTACGCCAGCGCGGGGATGGTGCTGCCGAACTACAACCCGATCAACGGGTCGGTGGGGGCCGCGTCGACGACGGACGTGACGTTCGAAAACTCCGACGAAGACGGCATCCAGCGTCTCGAAAAAAAAGAAGAAGTGGAAGCGCTGGAATCCTAGATGGCAGACAAGGACACCTCCGTCATCGAGAAGCCCGAGGCGAAGATCCTCACCGAGGAGGAGATCGCCGACACCACGCGCTACCAGTTCGCCGAAGAGGCGCTGTACCTGCCCGAGTTGGGCGGCTCGATCGTCGTCCGCCCGATGACGGTCGAGCAGCGGCAGGAACTGCCGTCGATGCGCGACGAGGACGGCAACTTCAAGCCGACCCTCAAGTCGATGGCCGCGGGCTTCGCCGCGATCGTCGTCAAGCCGGAGCTCACCCCGGCGAAGGCGGAAAAGTTCGTCGGCAAGCTGCCGACGACCGCCTACGACGCGGTGCAGTTGAAGCTCGCCGAGCTGATCGGCTCCACCGAGGAGGCGCGCGCGACGCGCAAAGAGTTTCGTCCTGCAGAGGACGGATCTTAGGTTCAAGTTCCGGCTCGCCAAAGAGCTGGGCCGGACGGTCGCCGAGCTCGACCGCACGATGAACCACCGCGAGTACGTGGCCTGGCAGCAGCTCGCGGCGGTCGAACACGACGAATACGAAAAGGCGCGGATGGCGGCCGAAGACGGTCGCTAACGGCGCTGGGCCATGATGGCCCCGCTCGGTCGCCGTGACCTCCCGGTGACCACGGGCCCATGGCTCGACCCCCGGCGCGGGGCGCGGCGTCGTCGACTTCGGTCGGCGGCGCCGGTCGCGCACCTCATCCAGACCCCATGCGGCGGCGATGCCGAGGCAGGTCACCACGAAGCCGATGGCGACGAGCGCCGCGAGGAACACCCAGCCGATCGCAAGGAAGAACAGGCCTACCGGACCGACGGAGACGCCGGTCGAGCGGCCCGTTCGCGCGATGAATCTCACCCACTCAGAGTACTCCGACCTTCCACCAACGTCAACGCACAGGAGCGCTGATCCCGATCGTCCCAGCGGCTGAACTCAAAGTCAGAGTGGCCGTCGAGGGCATCCCTCCGGCCAACGCGAAAATCAATGCCTTCGAGGGCAACCTGAAGCGCGTCTCCGGCTACGACGCGACCGCGAACCTGCAGGCCAACGTCGAGGGCCGGGGCTTCGAGGAGTACCAGGCCTACATCGACCGCGCACGCGTGGAGACCTCCCGGCCGATCTCCCAGACGGTCAAGGCCGACGTCGACCAGAACTCCTTCGCCGGCGCCCTCGCCGAGGTCGCGGCGCTGAAGCGGAAAATCGATTCGGCCAGCGGTGGCGGGCTCGGCTCGCACCTCCTCGGCATCGCCATGCCATTCGGCAAACTGCCGTCGCTGATCGCGCTCGCCAGTCCCGAGGTCCTTGCCCTCGCGGGCGCCACGGGCGCGCTCGCGGCGTCCCTGTCGGAGGCGGCGCTCGGCGCCGGCGCCCTGGCGGTCGGCGGTGGGGGGATGGCGACGGTCGGGATCGCCGGCATCACCGCGGTCGCGGCACCGGCCGTCGGCGCCCTCAAAGACCTGACCAAAGCGCAGGGCTCCTACATCGAAGCTGTCGAAACGTACGGGGTCCAGTCGACCCAGGCCGAAACCGCAGGTCGCAAACTCCTCGCCGCCGAGAAGAGCGCCGGCAAGGAGGCCGTCAACGTCGTCCGCGGCCTCGACAACGTCAAAGAACGGTGGGAGTCGCTGTCGAAACCCGGCCGTGAAGCCTTCCTCGGCGCCCTCTCCGACGGGCTCGACCACCTCGAAGCGAAGCTGCCGATCCTGTCGAAGTCGGCCAACCGCTCCACCAAGGAGATGCGCAAGGACTTCGACCTCTTCCTCGACGAGGTCACCGGGAGGGGATCAGGGTTCGACCACTTCATCGACTCGATGACGGACCTCTTCGTCAACGAGGGACCGATGGTCACCCACATCCTGGCCGACTGGGCGAAGGTCTTCGAGCATATCGCCGAGGCCGCCGGACCGAGCCTCGAAGAGGTCACCGAAGACCTCGAGGATTGGTCGGACGGGATCCTGAAGTCGACCGAAGACGCCCCCAAGCTTCGCGGCGAGGTCGGGCACCTCGTCGACCAGACCGAGTCGTGGGTCCACATGCTCGCCCAGGCGACCGACCTCGTGATTGCGATCTTCGGTCCGGGGGCCGGCGAGGGCCAGGACATGGTCGACGGGATGACCGGGAAGCTCGAAGGCTGGCGCCGGGCGATCGAAGCCGACCCCGAGAAGGTCGAAGGCTTCTTCGAGCACAGCGTCGAGACGACCGGGGAGTTCCTTCAGATCCTCGGCATGATCGCCGAACAGTGGTTCGTGGTCGCCCAGGCGATGGAGCCGGTCGACGAGGGCATCCACGACATCGCGACCGCGCTGAACTCGATCAGGATCGGGAACGTCTCCGGCCTGACGCTCCTCCTCGGCGCTTTCACCGGCCTGGCACTCGGCAAGAAGGCACTGGAGCTGGCGGACCTCCTCAAGGCCTATAAGGGCATCCAGAGCGTGATGAAGGGCGAGGCTGCCCTGGCGGACATCCTCGCCGGCAGGGAGGTGGCCGCCGCCGGGCGCGTCGTCGCGGCGAACTACGGGGTGGTCGACTCCATCGCCGCCCAGCAGACGGCCCAGAGCGAGCTGCTGATCGCGAACTCCTCCGGCGCCATCACGGGATCGGTTCCGATCGGTGGCAGGGCTGCCGGTGAGGCCGAGGCGGGCATGATGGCGAAAGGCCTCGGACTCGCGCTGCCCGCCGCGATCGCCGGGATCGGGATCGCCAACATCGTCACCTCCGCGACCGCCGGCGACTGGCACGACGCCGGGTGGGAGGCAGGTGGCTCGCTGGCCGGCGGCGTCGCCGGGTTCTTCGTCGGTGGCCCCGCCGGGGCGATGATCGGGGCTGGCGTCGGGTCGGTCCTCGGCGAAGCCTTCGACCACGGCCTTGCCGACGCCTTCGAAGGACACGCGAGCCAGCACCACCTCGAACAGGTCGGCGAAGAACAGGCCGAGCAGTTCATCCACGGCTGGAACAGGCATCGCAAACAGATCCGCAAGGAAATCTCGACCGGCTTCCTGGGCCGGGAAGGCACCGAACCTCACACCGTGGCCGGCCCGAGCAGCTACGTCCCCGGGTTCGGGACCGTGCAGGGCGCCAGTGCGCTGGTCGGCGGCCGCAAAGGGACCGGCCTGCGGGGCCGCCGGCAGGAACTCAGGGAAGCGATCCATCAGGACGCGAGCCCGGCGGCGACCAAGGTGTTCGAGCGCGAACTCGCGGCGGTCGAAAAGGCGATCGCCGCGACCAAGCGGGCCCGGGCGACCTTCGCCGGGACCATCGATCAGATGCAGGGCGATATCGCCCTGGGGATGAGTGCGGTCAACCAGGATCTCGCCCGGGGCCTGGATCAGGCAGACGCGGCGTGGGGGAAGGGCACCAAGCCGTGGCGCGCGCATACCGCCGAAGCGATGGAAGACGCCGTCGCCGCGATCAAGACCGGCATCGAAAACGGCACGTTCGACGCCGAAAAGGGCCAGAAGCGGATCAACGAACTCCTGGCCCGGATCCACCTGGTCCAGGGTGACGACCCCTTCGGGCTCGCGGAAGCGACCACGAAGCAGTTCAAGCAGGTGAACGAAATCGCTGGGTCGGGCGTCCGCGATTGGAAACACAAACTCGAACAGATGCCCCCGGCCGCGCGCTCCACCTCGATCGACGCGACCAACAAGATGCTGAAGGCCTGGGCTGAAGGCCATCCGAAACTGGAACATCAGCTCGACGCCCTCACGGCGATGGAGATCCAGAAATTCGGGGCGACCAACCAGCAGCTCCGCGAAGGCGTCAAGAAGGGCGCCACGGGGCCGGTCGCCGAAGCCTTCCGCCAGATGGCGCTGGGCAACATGGACGCCCTCGACAACCTCGGCGTGAACCTCAACCGGATGCTGAAGGCGCTCGGCGCCAAGGACCTGGTCCAATTCCAGGCGATGGTGCTGGGGCCGGCGCGGCACTCGGGCACCCAGCTGAACAGCGAAGGCGGGGGCGCCAACTTCGCCGGCAACGCCAAACACCATGAACTCGCAACCGGTGGCCGGGTCCGCGGCGTCACCGAAGGCGACTCCGTGGAACGCATGGTTCCGCCGAACACGTTCATCCTGAACCGCGAAGCCTCGCGTTACTTCTTCCAGGACGGCGGTCACATCCCGGTCGTCCTGGAGCCGGGAGAGATCGAATTCGGCCCAGAGGCGGTCAACTCGATCGGCCTCGACACGCTGCTCTGGATGAACTCGGCGGTGCCGCGCTTCGCCAACGGCGGCGAGGTGGCGGTGAGCGGGCCGCGCGCGCTGGCGGCGATCGGGCACGCCGGGCTGGGGAAAGTCGTCACCGCGATGAACCGCTACATCGACGCCCACCGGCCGAAGGTCGGGGCGGGCGGCGCGAACGTCCCGGCGGGCAAGGGCACCGAGGTGATGGACGGGTACCCGGTGGCGGACTGGATCTGGAAGATCCTCGAGGCCGCTCGCCACGCCGGGGTCGACTTCACGGTGTCTTCGGGATTCCGCACCGACGCCGAACAGCTCGCGATCTGGAACTCGGGCGTCCGCCCCGCGGCGAAGCCGAAGGCACTTGGTGGCCCCGGGTCCAACCATGAGGGGACCGTCTACCCGGCGGGCGCGGTCGACATCGCTCCGGGTGCCGATGCGCTCGACGCCTGGCTGGAGCACAGCCGCTGGGCGAACACGCTGATCTACGCGGGCGCCAAGGACCCGGTCCACTTCTCCCACCCGCATGGCGGGGGGTATCAGCGGGGCGGCGTCGTCGGCCCGCAGCGCCTGATCACCGGGGGCGAAGCGCTCAACGTGCCGACCCACATCGCTCCGACCCCGCCGTCGAAGTCGACGAAGGAAGCGGAAGGCAAGGGCGAAGAAAAGACCTTCATCGACGCGACCTCGACCCAGGAGAACGTCGCGCTCCGGGTCGCCAGGGACCTCCTCGGCTATGGCCTGAACTACAAGGGCGCCGCCGGGGTCATCGGGAACGCCTGGCGGGAGTCGCGCTGGAACCCTGCGTCGGAAGGCACGGGCGGCGGAGGCCTCTGGGGCTTCACCACCTCGCCGATCTCGCTGGCCGACCTGAAGGCCGCGGCGTCGACGAAGGGCGTCGCCTGGGACGACATCGATTTCCAGACCTCGTTCATGTGGAACAGCCCCGGCAACGCGTCGAGCCTGAAGTCCGCGCTGAACGCCCAGCCGAGCGCCGCGTCGGCCGCGCACTTCTTCGACTCCGAATGGGAGCACTCGGGGATCAAAGCCATGCCCGAGCGCGAAGACGGCGCCCGCGAAGCCCTGCGGCTCATGACCCACTCCGGGGAAGGCCTCGCGGGCGGGGACTACACGAAACCCTCCCGCCCCGCCGAGCCGAATCAGGTCAAGGGCAAGTACACCTACCCGGGCTACGCCCCGAAGGGCACCAAGGCGGGCGGCCTCGAAGCCAAGAAGGTCACCCGGCACGGCCACTACAAGGTCGCGACGGAGCACCTGAGCTTCGGCTCGCTCCCCGACAACCTCAAAGCCTGCAACGACGAGCTCCACCACCGCCGTAAGCAGCTACGTGAATACCGGGGCGCCCTCGCCGACGCCGAGGACAATCGCGTCCGCCGCGATCTCGAATTCAACGTCGCCGCGCTCGAAGACCGGATCCGCAAGCTGAAGCGCCAGCGGGTGAAGCTGATCCGCAAGCGCGAACAGGGACGGCGCGACCTGCGGGTCAAACATGAGGTCGAACGGATCGAAGGGATGGCCGACTTCTCGGCGTGGACCGATCCCTCCACGGGCATCTTCGCCCGCGAAGAAGCCGCCTTCGACCTTGCCGAAGAACGGGCGAGCCAGGCGGTCGAGCTGGAGCCCGAAGAACCCCGCGTCCCCGGCTCCGCCACGGGCAACGAAACGCGCGACATCCTCGGCCAGTGGATCGAACACGTGCTGGCGCCCTACGTCGAAGGCACCGAGACCGCCCGCTACCAGGACGTGCTCGGTGTCGAGGCGTCGTGGCGCAACTCGATCATCGGCGCCGAGGCCTTCGCCGAAAAGCGGATCGGCGATTGGGGCGGCCGGATCGAGCACCTGAACGACCGGATCGATGAGACGCGCGAGCGGATCCACAAGCAGACCGACCGCGTCCACCACATCCAGGATCGGATCAAGAAGATCCTCGGCTACAAGGACGACAAGCCCGACGCCTGGGAGAAGCACAAGGACGAGCTTCCCGACCTGCGCGCGAAGGTGCAGAAGCTACAGGGCAAGATCGGCCGCGAGCGAGGGGAAATCCCCGGCTTCGAACAGTTCATCGCGGCCCTGACCGGGGATATCACCAAGACGCAGAGCGAAACCCTCCCCGAATGGGAGCAGATGCTCGGCGGCGTACAGGGGCTCGGCCGCGGCCACGAAGTGCTCGGATCGCTGCCGGGCGACCCGAGCACCCAGTTCGGCGGCGACATCTTCCAGACGCAGATGACGATCCACGAACTCGGCCTGAAGGTGCCGAACGCGATCGCCGCGCTGCCGGAAGTCGAAAAGCCGGAAGGGCCGGACCGCACCGAACAGGTCGAACTCGAACTGGAACTGAGCAAGCAGGCGAACCAGCGGCTGCTGATCGAGAACACGCTGCTGCCGACCCTCTCGCAGTTCGAGCACTCCTACCCCCTGCCATACATGGGCGCCTTCGCCGACGGTGGTGTGGCGCTGGTGGGCGAGCGCGGCCCGGAGCTCGCCCACTTCCCGTCCGGCACCCGCGTCCACACCGCGGCCGACACGCAGTCGATGCTGGCCCCCAACCTTCACGTCGCGGTCAACGGCGACATCCGGCAGGAGCCGGGCGACACGCGGCCGCCGATCGAGGCCTGGCTCGCGGACCCCAGGAACCAGAAGATCATCCAGCGGATCGCGGTGGCGACGCCCCGGCCGCTCTCCAACACCGCACCCGGGAGGGCCTACTCAGCATGAGCGAAAACCTGGTCCTGAACCCCGTCGAGTTCACCCCCGAGCTGCCCGAGGTGAGCCTCACCACCCTCGGCCTGGAAATGCTCGCCCAGCCCGGGCCCGACTACGGCGAGTCGAGCGTGACCGTGCAGCGGGTCAAGAAGGCGATCAGCGAAGGCGTCACGGACGCGAGCTGGCCGCCCGTGGAATGCACGATCCCGCTGAAGGCCTTCGCGACCGAGGACGCCCCGATCGCCGACCCTCTGCACCGGCTCGAGGCGTGGGTGGGCGAAGTGCAGCGCAGGCGCTCCGGCTGGATCCGGCGGGACTTCGACCTCGGCGGCGGCTTCGCCGGCTCGGTTGGCTGCCCGGTCGACTCGGCGGGGCTCACCCCGCCGCAGGGGTGGGTCTTCAGCCATGCGCAGGTCGCACCGGACCTCATCCTCAAGTTCAGCCGGTACCCGATCTGGTACGCGACCACGGAGATCCTTGTAGGCGAAGCCGAAGGCACGGATGTCCGCGATCTCCAGGTCGAGCTGGCCGAGCTCCTGGGCACCGCTCCCGGCCTCATCCGGGTGGTGGTCATCAACGAAGGGGAAGAAGACTGGCGAGGGTGCTCGGTGTCGCTGGAATGTGACGACTACTCCTCGGCGGAGACGGCGGAGCCGGTGTACGCCGCGAAGGACCTGACCCTCCAGGGTGGCTCGGAAGTGGTCGAAGACGAAGACGGGGACGGAGTGGTCAAGTGCCCGGCACTCACCGAGGGCTGGGTGACGGTACTCTCCTCGAAGATCGACGGCGTCGGGCACATGACCCATGTCGGGCCACGGCGGATGGCCTTCAGGCTCGATGACGTGAGCGCCCTCCTCGGCGACGTGCAGTGGAAGCTGGAGGCCCGGTATCTGGGGGCGGCGTCCTGGGTGCAGACGATGGAGGCCTCGACGCCTATCGTGAGATCGTCTCCCGTCGTCGGTGGCTACCAGCTGCTCGACATGGGCGAGTGCCGGCCGGAACGGGCGATAACCGGCGACCAGCGGTGGGAGTGGCGCCTACGGGCGAGGTCGCTCTCCGGGAGCGGCAAACAGCCGCTGATCCGTGACGTGTACCCGATGAGCACGGAGCAGTGGGCGCGGGTGGCGGACACGAGCGCCCCTCCGATCGACGGCGAACCGACGCTATCCCCGGGCAAAACCGAAGACGACTCGGGCATCGGGACCGTCGCCTGGGAAATCCCGGGTGAACTGGGGGCATACGCGGTAGCCCACCTGCAGGAGGCAGCCAACACCGAAAGAAGTCATTACCTGAAGGCCACGCAGTTCGGTTTCGCGCTGCCCGAATCTGCCGTCATCCTCGGGATAGTTGCTTCGGTCGAGCGCCGCGCCAGCAACACCGGATTTGAAGGGGTACGTGACAATTCGGTCAAGTTGGTGAAGAAAGGGGCGGTCGGCGGAACGGATCATGCGATAGCTGGAGAATGGCCGGCCAGCGACGTAAAGGTCACCTATGGCTCGAGTTCGGATCTATGGGGACTCACCTGGACCGCGACCCAGATCAACGAATCCGGATTCGGTGTGGCCTTCTCCGCCAAAGCACCGAACTCAACCAAACGTGCCATCGTCGACGGGATCAGCATCACCGTCTATTACGCCGAAAACGCGAACTCCCTGGCTCACATCTGCGTCGCCGGCCGATCCATGGAATTCGCGGACAACGGTGTCCGGCGCCAGCAGGCCGAAGACGATTCCTGGGGCGAGCTGGTGCCGAAGGGATTCAGTCTCTATTCGCCCCCATCGGGGCAGGTGGAGGGTCGCACCGCCCGCGCGCTCATCATCCCCTCGGTGGGTGACTTCGCGGAACGGGCCGACAAAGCGACGGTAAGCCCGGGGGCGAAGGTCTACAGCCGACCTGCCTACCTCTTTGCGCGGGAGGCGGCATAGTTCATCGGGCCGACCGTTGGTGGTGGTGCCGGTGATGGTGATGATGGTGCCGGCGGTGATGTCGTCGGTGATGGTGTGGGCGCTGCGGGGGGATGATCGCCTTGACCGTCGTGGGTTCTTCGGGTGGTGGTTGCGGCGTGATCGGCCCAGGGATAGGTGGTTCCGGGCACCATATGGCGCGGTCGGGCGGCGGATACATGATGCTCGTCGGGTCGGTGGAGTGCCCCAGGCCGAGCAGATGACCGACCTCGTGACGCACGCCGATTTCGATCTCACAGGTCTGACCCAATTCCTGGTTGGTGTGGAGCGCGTCTTCGAAGACGTAGAGATAGCAGGGGTATTCCTCTTCCCCTTTTTGCGGCTGGGTGGCGCGCATTGCGCCCCACTCGCCCGTTTCCGCCACGAACGGGTCGGTGGGAAGGAGTTCCTTCGTCACGGTCGCGCACTGCGGCGGAGATTCGACTCCCCACCATGCCAGTGCCGCCGCGTAGTCGGCTTCGAGTTCCGGCGTGAATGGAGCGGCGCTCGCGGGAGCGGCAAAGATCCCGAGGGCGAAGACGACGAGGGCTACGGCTATGGTCCTACGAGTCATGGAGCTAGTACCTCCTTGGCCACGCCGCCCGGTTGTTGTCGCAACGCGGGCGGCACTTGTTGATTGCTCGACAAGAGTAGCGCTTAACGCGCGATGTGCCAGTGGAGACAATGGCTACCGCCGGTGACCACGCAGTATTCGTTGAGCTCGGCCATCTTGAACTCGTAATTCCAGGTGGGGCGCCCCGACTGGTAGGCGACCCATATCTGACCGCGGCCGCCGAAGGCCGAGTCGCCGGTGAACCAGGTCATCTTGCATCGCAGCCGGTCGCGGCCGATCCGGTGATTGCACACCACCTGCTTCGAGAAGCCGCCGGCGAAGCTGCTGCCGAACTTCCGCCGAAGTGCGGCCCGCATCAGGCGGGCGGCATGCTCGGTTCCGAGGAAGTATCGGCGCGGGGGCGCGGGCGCGCACCCTGGGAGGCGGGTGTCGATCTGGACGTGCGCCCGGAAGGTCGATTCGCCCTGATACCTGAACTGCGCCAACGTGAACGCAAGGTGTCCGCAGATGCGCCGCGGCGCGCTCAGCCTGACGGTGACCTCGACCTCGCCGACCCCCGCAGCGCCACTCACGCCGTGCCCTAGCGCCGTGGCGCCCCAGTGAACCCATTCGATCTGCTCCAGCCCGACCATGTAGTTGTCGATGATCGGGCGTCCGCGTTCGTGGAAGACGCAGCGCGACGGTTCCATCGACCAGGACCCGCGCAGCGGTTCGAATCCCGTCGTGCACAGAGCCTCCGGCCGCGCCGACGCGGCCTGCGCGCCCAGCGCGGTCATAAGCGTGACAGCGGCCACCACCATCGTCCCCAGAAGTACCTCTAGCCGTCTCATGGTCGCGCAGCCTAACGCGCTCGACTCCGTCTCCGCAACGAGACGAGCTCACCGACCCCCTCTCCAACGCCTCGCGAAAGGAGGTGCCCGTGGCGACCGAACCGCCGTCGACCCCGATCCTCGACGACTTCCAGCGTGCCGACGAGAACCCCCTGTCCCAGGGTGGCAACTGGTTCTCCCCGGGCGCCTCCCTCTCCCTCGCCTCCCACCAGGCACGAAGCTCGAGCGAAGAATTCACCTTCGTCACCAGTCTCTACGGGAACCCCCTCGTCGACAGCGAGGTCTACGTGACGATCGCGGAATGGACCTCGCAGCTGACCGAGCTGTTGCTGCGTACCGACTCCGCGGCCTCCAACGGGTATTCGGCGCAGATCTCCGGTGGCACCGCGACGATCCTCTCGCGATCCGCCGGAACCCCGACCACCCTGGCCGAAGCCGAACTCACCGTCAAAGACGGGGACGCGGTCGGCCTGAAGGCGGAAGGCTCGGTGCTCAGCCTCTGGCACAAACCCTCCGAAGGCGAATGGACGCTGGTCGAATCGGTCGAAGACTCGACCCACGAATCCGGCTACATCGGGCTCTCCACCAACAGCCCGCTCACCCGCTACGAGGACTTTGGCGGAGGAGGCGAAGCGGTCCCGCCGCCGCCGCCCCTCCCGAAGGCGACGGCAGGCCTAGGGACCTTCCGCGACGCGATCGCCACCGAACTTACCGACCCGATCGCCCACCCCGACGGCTTCGTGATCTGCCAGTGGTGGCAGACCGACAGGATGGAAGCCGCCCGCGAGGTCGGCGCGAAGGTCCTCATCTACCTGAACCTGACCCGTGCCGCAGAACCTGATTCGGAAGGGCGCTACTCGACCGGCCTGACCCTGGCCGAGGCCGAAGCCCTCGGCGCCGCGACCGAACAGGTGGACTCCGACGCCGGGACCATCTGCCTCCCCGGGACCGCGGGCTATGCGGAGGCATGGGCCGAAGCCGCGATCTCGCGGGCGCAGGAAGTCGGCGCCGACGGGGTGATGTGCGACGACATGAACGCCCCCAACGACGGCTACTCGGGGGTCAGCGACGAAGAATGGCTCGACCAGATGCAGGCCTGTAACGAAGTCGTCGGGCCGGCCCTCAGCGCGGCGGGCCTGCTCGGCATCCCCAACATGAGCGGCGCGCTCGGGCAGCGCAACCTCGAATACGACGGCTGGGTCGAGGAACAGTTCCAGTACTACGACGGCGGCCTCGACGAGTTCTTCGTCACCTTCCCGAAAGGGGAAGCGCAGCCGGCCTACATGTACGAAGAGGCGATGGCGGTCATGCACCGCCAGCAGGTCGCGGGCAAGCTCTACCTCGCCAGCACCAACACCGACGACGACGACCTGAGGCGCTTCGCCCTGGGGTGCTGCCTGCTCCACACCGCGGGCGGCGTCTACGCCCACGGGCTGCCCGCCGGGCCCGACTACGGCAAGGAGACCTGGGACGCGATCCTCGAAGAAGCCCTCGCGCTGGGACGGCCCACGGGCGAAGCGCGGCTGACCGACTCGGGCTGGGTCCGCGACTTCCGAGGTGGCTCGGTGGTGGTGGACCTCACCACGAGCACCGCCCTCTTCAAGGTCACGCCGCCGCCGCGGGTCGTCGTCCACCGGGAGCACCCTCCGTCGACGCTGGCCGTACGGATCCTCGCCGAGGACGACACGCCGCTGGGTCGCTGGGCGGAGGACGAGCCGAACGTCGAGAATGTGATCGGCAACCTCACGAAAACCGGCGACATGCCCGGTGGCCACGGTGAATCGGGTTGTGTGCTCGCGCGCGACCCGAAACGCAGCTATCCGGACCTCGCGCTCTTCTCGAAGTACCTGATCGAAGCACCGGGGGGAGAGGTGCTCTGGCAGGGGACGCTCCGCCAGCAGCCGCAGTCCGACGGCGACCACATCTCGATCGAACCGAAGGCGGTCGGCGACAAGCAGTTCCTCGAAGACGACGAGGCGGTGGTGGGGCCGGGGTTCATCTCCAGCGACCTGAGCAGGTGGACGGGGCCCTCGGTTACGCGGCGGCTGATCCTCCAGGGCCTGAGCCGGCCCAGCCAGCAGGATCCCGCAGCCATCTGGGGCACCGGCAACTCGGCCCTCCACATGGAGGTGCAGGGCACCTGGGCCGAACCGATAATCCCGGTCTGCGAGGCGTGGTTCGACGCAGGTAGTGGTGTCGGCCTCGAAGCGGTGCAGGGGGACTGGGCCAACGGCGACGCAAACACGAGCTTCTTCCTCGGCGTCTCCTTCTGCAACGACGAGGGTGCCCAGGCCGCCCTGGAATCCTCGGGTGACTACTACACCGCGACGTCGGGACACATCTCCCAGACGGCCGGCGCCGGGCAGCGCTACGCGGTCATCGACTGGCAGTTCAACGCGACCAATGCAGGGATCGACGGCGCGCAGTTCGGGGTCGACCTCCAGGATCTGAAGGTCCTCGGCGCCAACGGCCTGACCCTCCAGGGCACCTGGCCGGAAGTCGGCTTCCTGGCCAAACAGATGATCCCCTGCATCGTCGAAGGCTCCGGCCTGACGACCAAGGACGAACTGCTCGAAGACGACGGCTTCGTGATCCCCCATGCCTGGTTCTCGGACCCGGGCACCCGCATGTCGAAGCTGACCGAAGTCACCAAATACGGCCTCCTCGACGGGTTCGTGTTCAACGACCGGATCTACCAATACCGGTTCCCAGGCACCTACGGTCGCTGCTGGCGGCTCGACTCGGGCAGTGCGCCGAAATCGAGCGGTCCCGATGCCTCGCGGGTGTGGAGTGAATTCCGGTTCTTCTGGCAGGATGTGGACGGGACTCCGAGGTTCGCCGACCTCTCCCCGCTGGTGGACCCGACCAATGCCGCGGTCGCGGCCGGCAGGCCCCGCCGCAAACTCCTACAGCTCAACGGCGTCAGTACCGAAAAACTGGCGAGGCAGACCGCCGAACGCTTCCGGGAAGAAGCGATGCTGGTCGACCAGTCCGGCGAAGCCACTCTCTCGGGCTACGTGCAGGACCAGGCCTCGATGTGCTGGTTCCCCGCCGCCTATGTGCAGCCCGGTGACCGCGTCTTCGAACCTGGCACCGGCCTCGAACGGCGCATCACCTCAGCGCCCTACGGCCATGCCGGCAAGGCCGCGAATGTCACCCTCGGCGCCCCGCCGGAAGGACTCGGCGCGCTGGAAGCCCGCTTCGGGGCAAGGCTGATCGAGCTCGGCTTCGGCGCATGACCTTCACCCACCAACGACCCGCCAGGGAGGAACACCGCATGTCCCCGACGCCCTACGTCAACCGATGAGTGCTGAGGAAATGACCCCGCTCGCGGTCGAGATCGGTCGCCTCGGCCAGAAGATGGAAGATCAGGACCGGACCCTCGGACGGATCGAGGAGCAGACCAAAGCGACCAACGGTCACGTCGCTGATGTCGACCGCCGCCTCTCGCGGCTCCAGGGCGCCGTGGCCGCGCTCAGCGCGGTCACCGTCGCAGGCATCCCCGTCGCGTTGTTCCTGGCGCCGCATATCCACTGATGGTCGCCGTCGCCTTCGACCGGATCCTCAAGGCGTGGATGACGGTCGGCGGCGGGGGAGGGGACGAGAGAGTCGAGTGGCCGGAGATCGACTGGTCGCTGGTGGACTACCCGCGCCAGTGATCGGGGTCTACCGGGTCGAAGCTGGACTGCCCGAGATCGGTCGTGAGCAGCACATACCGATGGCCGCCGTCCTCCGACCAGCGCTCTTTCTTGTAGCGCCGTAGTCGCATCGGCTCGCTGGGCGCAATCGGCTCGCTTGGGTCATACGCCCTGACCTCGGGCGGCGAAGGAGCATATTCGCGGAACTCGGGACCCACGTCTCCGACGAGTTGCCCATCTCGGGGGCCGCCGACCAGCGGAATCAGCTTCGTCATGCGCTGACCGTACCACCCGTCTCCGTCTGATCCTCGCCGCCCACCAGCGGCCCATCCCGAAAGGAAGCGATGCCCGAGAACGGGAGACTGACCCCTGCCGAGTTGTCGCCGATCCCCGGCGGCGAGCTCGCCAACGATGCGGCGCACGCCTGGAACGCGCCGGGCGGACCTGCCGACCGCGGCCTGCGTCCCGCCGGCCCTATCTCCAGCTACCGCACGCTCGCCGAGCAGTGGGGCACCTGGAACACCTACCTCGCCGGCGGCCCTCTCGCCGCCTACCCCGGCACGTCCAACCACGGCAACGGCACCGCCGTCGACCTCAAGGAGTGGTGGATGCGGGTGAAGCTCCTCGTCTTCGGCGGTAAGTACGGCTGGCGGAAGACCGAAGCGTTCAGCGAGTGGTGGCACTTCAACTGGGTGGGAGGCGGCCACGTCGTCCTGAAGCGCGGCCACAAGGGCCGCTGGGTGCGCCGCTACCGCGCCCGCCTCCGCTACCTGCGCCCGCGCTCGATGAAGCGCGGCAACCGCTTCGACGCCGACATGGAGCGCGTCGTCCGCAGCTTCCAGAAGGCCCACGGCCTGAAGGCCGATGGCGTGATCGGCGGCCAGACCGCATACCGGATCAACCTGGCGCTGCAGCGCCGGAAGGAGCAGCGATGACCCACGTCGCCGAGTACCAGGAGCTGAAGCGCCTCCAGCACCGCAACCCGACCCACGCCCGCGCCCGCCGGATCCGCGAGCTGGGGAAGAGGAAGGCCGGACGCTTCGCCGACCTCTCCTCGAACAACGGCCCGAAGACGCAGGAGGACTTCCGGCGCTACGCCCGCCAGGGGGCGAACGTCGTCGGCATCAAGGCGACCGAGGGGACGCACTACGTCAACCCCTACTTCGCCGAGCAGGTGCAGCTCGCGCTCGAGGTCGGCCTGCTGGTGCTGCCCTACCACTTCGCCCGCCCCGATCAGAACCCGAACGGCGCCGCAGCCGAGGCCTCGCACTTCGTGAAGGTCTGCCGCGAAGCCGGCCTCTACATGGGCAGGCGGCACAAGCACTGGTTCAACCGCACGAACCTCCCCGGCTGCCTCGACTACGAGGTCGGGCGACCGGGCGGCGGCGATCGCCGGTGGATCAAGCGCTTCCAGCACGCCTACGTCGCGCACACCGGCCACGGGTACGCCCTCCGCTCGCCGGGGTCGAAGGGCCCGCTGCTCTACGGCGGCTCGGTGATCCGGGAACGGGTGACGATGCCGCTCCGGCTGCTCTTCTGGCTCGCTGCCTACACGGAGTCGCCGGACGGCTGGTGGCCGCTCTCGGTGCCGAAGAGGTTCAGGTTCGCCTGGCAGTACACGGACAAGGCCCACCTGGGGCTCGGCCAGTCCGACGGCTCGCGCCTCTATCGGAACATCAGCGAGCTGCTGCGTCTCGCCGTCTGACCGATCTCGTCCGACCGCCAATCCCTCGGCTCGAAAGGAGCCCTTATGCATCAGCACGGCCTCGGCCTCATCAAGCCGCCCGACACCGTCCACATCGAGCGGTACCCGCTCTCTGCCCTCGGCGCCGACGCCCCGACGGACACCCCCGTCGTCGTCGGCTTCCCGTGGATGTCGAACTTCGACTCCCCGGTGAAGGTCGACGGCGTCTATTGGGTCGGGAAAGGCGACCTCGGCCATGAGCGCGGCGGACATTGCTTCTGCCTGAAGCCCCCGGCGCTCGAAGACGATCCAGCATGGTGGACGTACTACGACCAGGGGCAGACCGGCCACTGCGTCGGGTTCGGCAACGCCCGGGCGCAGTCGCTGATCCACGGCATCGAGTTCAACGCGACCTGGCTCTACAACGCCGCTCGCAACAAGGAAGGAAACCATTCGCCCGAAGAAGGCTCGACCGTCCGGGCGGCGATGCAGGAGCTGCGCGCGAAGGGCGCGAAAGCCCGGGGCGCGAAGGCTCCGAGCCTCCTCTACAGCGTGAAGGCCTTCCGCTGGGCGACCGACTGGGACCAGGTCCGCGCCACCCTCGGCGTCCCCGACGACCAGGACGGCGTGGACTTCCTGAACAGCTGGGGCACCGCCTATCCGGCGCTGACCCGTCTGACCGACGAGGCGGGGGAGTACTGCCTGCGCGCCGAGGGGGAAGCCGCCTGCTTCACCGCCCGCTGAGTGCGGGTGCCACATCGCCGGGGCCGCGACGGCGCCCGGCCACGAACCGCTGTCCCTCAACGAAAGGAACACCCCGTGCTCAAGTCCGAGCCCGTCGCGCTGATCGGCGCGATCGCAGTCGTCATCGTCTCCGCCCTCGCGGCGGTGGGCGTCGGCCTGGAAACCTCCGTCGTCGAAACGCTGATCGCGGACGTGATCATCGTCGTCGGCGCCGTGGCGTCCCGCTCGCAGGTGACGCCGGCGAAGGTCGCGCACCGGCGCTAGCTTCAACCACAACCGGATCGCCCCGTCGAAGCCGTCGTCCCCTCCGGGGGGCGGCGGCTTTCGTCGTTTCAGAGGTCGCGCAGCAGCTCCGCAGGCGCGACTTCGAGGCCCTTGGCGAAGCGGACGATCGTCGATGCGCGCAGGTCCCGCTCTCCTCGCTCGGCCCGACTCACCTGCGTCACACTGGTCCCCACGAAGTCGGCGAGGCTTTCCTGGCTCAGGCCCTGGCGCTTCCGCTCGCGGCGTATGTTGCGCCCGATGACCTCCTGCGGATCCACCGCCGGGAACCTGCACGAACTGGACACAAAGGACCAACACCAATATGTTCAAACGCGGCAGACCGGCCGACCACTCGGCTCAGGTCCTCCCGTGGCCGTTCACCCCTGTCCGGCCACGCGCCATCCATGAAGCCCCGTCGTCGGCTCCGCCTCCCGCGGTCGACGGCGGGGCTTCCTTTCATGGCCTCGGTCGGTGGTACGGTCAGTAGATGCCCGAACGACTGAGCATCAGCTTCGACGGCGCCGGTCCGGCCACGATCGCACTTGAGCGCGGCACGACGATACGCGGCGCACTCCGACACCTGGACGCCGACGGCAAGGTCGACCAGGTCCCCGACGAGGGACCGGATCGGGAGCTCTCCCCCGAGGCGGCCAGGTTCATCGAGGCCTACGAGCCGGTCGAGCCCGGCCCCTGCGCGCTGGCCGTCTTCTGGCGATACCACTCCCTGAGGGCAGAGGAGTTCGAAACCGTGGAGGAGGCGGAACGCTACCTCGACTTCGGCGCGGAATGGGATTACCTGGTGGGCGAAGCCATCGTCGCGCCGGACGGCAGCGTCACCGTGCGTCCGTAGCCAGGAGCCGCCACAGCGCCCTCGTGGCCCCGTGCCTGGCCACCCGCTTCCGGAGTCCTCAGCCGAGAGCGCAGCTGTTCGAAGACTCAGCGCTTCCGGCGGCGGCGTCCGCGGTGATCGCCTCTGCGGACCGGCGGCGGGGCGCGCCTTCGACGATGCAGATGCGCCGGGCCTCATCGGATGACTCTGATGCCCGGCGCCGCTGCGAGTTGAAGCCCCGAAGGTCTGCGTCCATCCATTCACGCAGCGGTGGGGCGCGGGTCGGGTCAGACCGACTTCTGGGTCGACACCGACGGCGCGGCGGTCGGAGTAGTCGAAAGCTTCACGGCGGATCACCTCCCTTCGACTCGACGAATGGCCTAGTCAGATCCGCCCAGTGGGACGGCTCTCACCAATCAAAGCCACGCCTTCGGTCGGAATCCGCGCTACCCTGAACCGCCTGAATTACTCAGGAATGGGAGAACGAATGACCAAGACCATCCAAGGACGATCGGCGGCTATGACCGCGCTGAGCTTCGCCGTCATCGCCGAACACCCGACGCGAATGAAGTGCTGGAGCCTGCTCGCCGAACGGACGATGAGCCCGAAGGAGCTTGCGGAAGAGATAGGCGAGAAGCTGAACCACGTCGCCTACCACGTGCGGGTCCTGCGCGATCTAGGCGTGATCGAATTGGTTCGTACTGAGGCGCGGAGGGGTGCGACGGGGCACTGGTATCGCTCCGTAGTAAGGCCGGACATGCGAACGCCTGATGTGGAATCCCTTTCGCCGGTCGAGTCTCGTGACCACGCGGCGCACATCGTCCAGATGGAGGTGGCCGACATTGCCGCCTCGCTGGGGGCGGACAAACTCGTCAAGCGACCGGAGCACTCACTGATCCGGTTCCCCGCCGACTTGGACGAGGTCGCATTCGCGGAGATGTCAAAGCTTCTCGACGCGACCCTTGAGCGCTTCTACGAGATCCAAGAAGACTGCATCGAGCGCACGACAGACGCGCCCGAGAGGCGGACGATCCCCACTGTCGCCCACCTCAATCTCTTCGAGCTTCCAGAGCGCTCGGAGCGCGTGATCGCAGGCCCGCTCCCGAATGCTCAATTGGAATAGTTCTTTCTTTTCCCTCGCCTTTTGCTTAGGTTCCGTCGCAAGGTTGAATCTCGTCGTGTAACCGGATGACGTGACGGCAGGAGGCAAAGGTGGGGCTAGTGAATCTGCGCGGCGCTGGCGCGGGGGAGGAACGCCAGTTCTCGGAGGACCCGGGAGTCGCAGCGATTGAGCGGGAAGCGGTCGAAGCGCTGGCCGAGACGGCGAGGCAATTCGTGACGCGCCTGCCGAGTAATTCTCGGTGGCGCGATCCATTCATCGACGTCTCGGACCTCGCCGCAGTCTTTCGTCAACAAGAGACTGAAGCTCGTCGGGATCAGGTAGTCGGCTGACCTGCTTCCAGGCGCGCTCCATGTTCGGCAGATCGTCGAAGTTGATGACGAAGAACTCCTCGGGCATGGACGTCAATTTGACCGCCGCCCGGCGGAAGCTGTCGACTTTGTAGTCCTGGTCGACCTCGCCTTTCTCCCATCGGCCGATCGTGTCGCGGCCGTGACCCAGCTCGTCGCCTAATTCCGTCTGAGTGACGTCGCGGTACGCGCGGGCGGCCCGGACGCGCCGGCCAAGCTCTTTCGCGTCGGTCGACTCGTCGGTGCCCATGCGCGGGAACCGTAGCCGAATCCCGCCGACTACTTCGCAAAATGTGTCCAAATCCAACATCAAGTTGCATGATCCAACATCATGTTGTACAGTGGTCGGGCAATGGCAACCGCGACCACCGATCTCGTCACCGTGCAGACCCGGCTCGACCCGGACACGCATCGCCGCCTTGAGCAGAAGAGCGACGAAGGGGAACGGTCGGTCGCCGCCGAGATGCGTCTGGCGATTCGGGCGTGGGTTCAGCCGATCGAGGACCGCGAGTCCTCCAAGGCGGTCGCGTGATGGACCGCGCCGTCCACAAATTCCCGGTCCTCGCCGCCGGTGGGTTCGGAACCGTCCGGATGCCGGTCGCCGCCGAAATCCTCCACGCCGACATGCAGCACGGCACGGTCTACGTCTGGGCGCTGGTCGACCCCGACGCGCCGTCGACCGTCGATCGTCGCCTCGGCTACTTCGGCACCGGCCACAAGGAGATCCCGCTCACCGCCCGTCACATCGGGACCTGCATCAACCGCGACTTCAATCTGGTTTGGCACGTCTTCGAGGACACCGCGACCCGAGGGGGTGATGCCAGTGACGCCGATGCAGAGAGCGAGGTACGAACCGAAGTCGGCCCAGATGTAGCCGAGGCGGCGTCCGGTGGCGCGGGCGCCGCCTCACTCGCTTCCTCCGCCGTGGGCGCTCGGTTGCACGGCGTCCACCACTTCGAGCGACTGCGCAGAACCTTCGGCTTCGACTACTGGGATGAGCCGGGCCTACGGGAGGCGTCGTGATCGGCCACGCCCTCGAACTCGCCGCCCGCGATCTGGGCGTCGGACTGCTCGCCGTCACGTTCGCCGCCGTCGCCTTGGTGGCGGTGATGCTCCTGACGGGGGCGATCCTCCGCCGGGCCGACCGCCACCACGACGCCCTGGTCGAGCGCAACCGCGCCGACGCGCTGGCGGATCAGCTTCAGGCCGAACTCCGGACCATCGAACTGCGCCGCGAGCGGATGCGTTCCTACAACGCGCGACCGACCGCAAGCGAGCGATTCGGGCCGGTGGTCTAGATGACCGTCACCCGCATCACCCGCATCCGCCGCTCGGTCGCCGACCCCGGCAGGCTGCTGGTCGAAGCCGAGTTCGGATCCGTGTGGCGGATGGTCGGCACGGTCTACCGCGAGGGCAGCGAGTGGTTTGCGCTGCCGGGCTACTTCTGCGGGCACTGCGGCACCTGCCGCCGGCGCGAGCCGCTCGGACCCTTCGCCCTCCGGCGCGAGGCCATGGCGGCCGCGATGAGCGAACCGGCCGACGACCAGAGGGCGGCGGCATAGCGATGGCCCTCTTCGGACGCGGGCGGCGACCCGCGAAGTCTTCGAAAAAGAGAACCGCCAGGGATGCACCCCCGGCGGTTCGTGACCACGGAGGTATGGACATGAACACCCCCGCAGGTAGGGACACCCTACGCGACGGGACCCCGATCGGGGAGATCATCGCCCGCCGCGAGAGGCAGCGCGCGCTGGCGACGGTCAGCGACGCCGACCTCATCGAGGCCCGCGAGCAGATGGACGGAGGCCTTCGCCTCGCGTTCCCCTCGCTCTTCGACGCGGCCCCCGAGCCAGACGCGGTGCGCTTCGACGGCCTCGGTGCCGACCCGGTGCCGGTGCCCGAGATCGACGACGCGGCGATCGGCCGTGCCGCCGACAAGGTCGCAGCGTTCCGCACCGACGCGGCGCGGGACCTGCACCACCTCGACAAGCACGCCCCGCGCCGGGTGTACCTGGAGGCCCAGGGGCTGGTCGCCCAGTGCGACGAGTTCCTCGGGGCGGTCCGCGTCTACTTCAGCGAGGTCGGTTCGTGAGCGGGGACAACGGCGCCGTCGAGACGGTCGAGGCGACGGCGGTGGAGATACCGACCGTGCCCGATGTGTCCGCGATGGCTCCGACCGGCGGCGCCGTACTCGTCGCGCCGCAGGTCGATCCGACCGATCTCGTCCTTCGTCTGGCCGCCATCAAAGAGGCGCAGGAGAAGGCGATGGAGGAAGGCGTCGACTACGGCGTGGTTCCCGGCACCAGCGGCAAGCCATCTCTTCTGAAGCCCGGCGCCGAGAAGCTGTCCGTCCTCTTCCAGCTGGACATCCAGCTGGTCAACGAGGAGATGTGGGGGCCGGGTGAGCACCTGACCGTCATCAGTCGTGCGACGGTCTTCCACATCCCGACCGGCGCCCGGCTGGGCTACGGCGAGGGCATGTGCTCGACCCGCGAGCGCAAGTACGGAAAGCGTCGCCGCGAGCGGGCCTGCCCGGACTGCGGCGAGGAGACGATCCTCAGGAGCCGCAAGGAGCCGGAGTGGTTCTGCTGGAAGAAGAAGGGTGGCTGCGGGGCGACGTTCCCGCTGGATGACCAGCGGGTCGTCGGCCAGGAGGTGGGCGACAAGGAGAACCCCGATCTCCCCGACACCTGGAACACCGTTCTCAAGATGGGTTCCAAGCGGGCGCGGATCGACGCCGTCCTGGCGGTCACCGGCGCCTCGGCGCTGTTCACGCAGGACGTGGAGGACAGCCCCGACCAGGAGGGCGCGACCGAGTCCTCACCCGCGCAGGGCGGCGGCCCGGCTCAGGGCCCACGGCTCGAACCGCAGCGGGTGGTCCAGATCCGCAACGCGATCAACAGCGTGGGACTCGACTTCAAGCAGGTCGACCTGATGTTGAAGGCGGTCGGCGCGGCCGGCCTCCAGGGCGAGAACAACGCAGGGGTGATCAACGCCCTGAAAGCCCTGACCCCGGACCAGGCGGAGGCGGTCGAGGGTCGTCTGGAGGCCGCCTCCCACGGCAAGGGGGCGGAAGGCTCGCAGCAGGGCGACGGCGGCGACCCGCCGCCGGCCAAACCGCTGCCGGCATCCGATCTGCCCGAACCCGACTGGAGCGGCCTCGCACGAGAGGGGGCGACCAATGCCTGAGGCATCCATCACCGCCCTCACCAAGGAGGATGTTCGCGCCCTCGCCTCGTTTAAGGAGGACGAGCGCGATGTCAAGGCCGCGCTGATCAACGCCCGGCGCTTCGCGAAACCGGAGGGGTTCGCGGACCGCGCCGAGGCCAACGAAGCCGCCGACGCGATCAAGGATCTGAAAGAAGCGCGGAAGGCGGCCGAAGCAACCAAGCTGGCGACCACCGAAACGTGGCGCGACAACACGGCGGCGGTCAACGCCGAGTACAAAGAGCTGCTCTCGCCGACGAAGGCCGCCGAGGAAGCCCTGAAGCGGGCCGGCCTCGCGTTCGCCAGGAAGGAGCGCGAGGCGCAGGAAGCCGCGCAGCGCAAGGAGCAGGAACGGCTCGACAAGGAAGCCGAAGACAAAGCCGCCGACTCGGCCGAGGCAGCACGCCTCGCCATGGCCGAGCCGGACAACCCTGAGGCGCAGGAGTTGGCCGTGGAGGCGTTCAACGCAGCGGCCAACGCCGCCACCGCCACTGCACCCGCTCCGCCACCACCACCGAAGAACCTGCGGGGCGGTTATGGGTCCCTCGGCTCCTACACGAAGTGGAAGTGCGAAGTGGTCGACCCAGGCGCGGTCCCTCGCGAGCACCTGATGCCGAACCAGAAGTCGATCGCCGCGGCGGTACAGGCCGAGGCACAACTTGCGAAAGCGCAGGGCCGCGAGTTCAAGCTCGAGATCCCCGGCGTCCGCATCTTTCCCGAAGAGATCGGGGTGAGTCGCTGATGCGCTGCCCGACGCATGGTGAGGTTGAAGGCTACTTCGAGTCTGAGGGGGCTCTCGGCAACGCCTACCCCTACCCGGTGCTCTGCGAGAAGTGCCCTCCCGGCCAGACCATCATCGGCTACGAGAACGAGCACGACGAAGAGGTCGACTCGCTCGGGGACGTGATCGGTGGCGCCGATGGATCGCAGGTGCGGTCATGAGCGGCTCCGTCGCCATCGGCAACACGATCGTGCTCGACAAGCCGACCACGGACCTCAGTGGGGTCGAGCGCGAGGCGGGCCAGAAGCTGGTCGTCGAGCAGGCGGCCCATGAGCACACGAGTCACCCGATCGTGATGGCGACCCCCGTCGACCGGACGCGGCACGCCGTCACGCACCGGACGCTGCATGGCATCCAGATCGGCGGCGAGTACTGCTTCTACCTGGACGACCTTCGCAAGGCCGTGGACGGGGTGCCGTTTTGAAGGCCACCGTCGCCACCGTCGCCCGTCGCCGTCGCGACTCCGACCTGGAGCGCATGAGCTACGGCATCGGCTCCGGAGTGGCCTCCGTGGTCCTGAAGCCCGAGACGCCGGAGGAGAAGGTCCGCCGGATCCTCAGGGAAGCGCCGGGGGTGAGGCGCTGATGGCTGACAACACCCCGGCGATCGCGGGCGTCCAGAAGTGCGGCTGCATCACCTACGTGAATGCGGACCCAGACCACCTCAACCGCGACGACGAGAAGGCGCTCGCGAAGGTGATCCGCAATGGCGGCAGCATCCGCCACGGCACCGTCGCCGAGATCAGCGCCGACCCTGACTTCCTGAATATGGAGTGCCCGCACGACCCGAAGGGGTGGGAGCGGGAGATCTGGGAGCCGAAAGCCCGGACGCGCCATGCGCTTGGTGGCCGCCCGGGAGACGGCCGCCGCACCCTCATGGTCGAAGTGGAGGTATCGAAGCTGGGGATCTGGCGGCTGGCCGGCCAAGTCCACAAGGCGGGCGACGGGGAGTGGACCGCGACCACCGGCTTTTTCACCCTTGACGGTGAGGCTCATGACGCCGAGTCCCTCGGACCATTCCGCCTCCAGCGTGAAGCCACCAAGGCCCTGATCGGCCCGGCAATCGAGGCGCACGAGAAGGCGACCGCCCGCGCATGAGCACCAGCGCAGCAGAGGCCATGGCGGACGCCGCATCCACCGGTCGCGAGGTCACTCTCGCCTGCGACGCCTGCCCGGAGGCCTGGACCGTCTTCGTGCGCGAGGGCGAGGACATCACCTATGAGCAGACGGTGTGCCCGGACAACCGGTGTGACGGCGAAGGCGAGGAGGTCTAGGTGGCCGGCGAGGTCCGAGAGGCCATGAGGCGGTTGGCGGAACGCCAAGAGGCGGCCCGGATCGTGCGGCCCGAGCACTACACGCCTGACGGCGCCGACTCCCTGCTGGCCGCCGCCCGGGCGGTGTGGTCCGGCACCGATCTGGACTTCGACGAAGTCGGCGAGGTCGCGATCGAGCAGGTGGGGATCGTCGCCGCCGGGATCCGGGCGCAAGGACTCGGCGCCCTGGCCCCTCTTGTGGCCGGCGTCTTCGCGGAGGGCATGCGGGCCGGACTGCTGATCGCCGAGGCCCGCGAGCGAGAGGCGGCGCGATCGTGAAGGCGCTGACGATCACCCAGCCCTGGGCGACGCTGGTCGCGATCGGCGCGAAGCACTTCGAGACGCGCAGCTGGTCGACCGCCTACCGGGGAACGCTGGCTATCCACGCCGGGAAGGGGCTCGGCCCGGTCGGGGGCATGCGCGGCCTGCGCGCGCTCTGCGCGACCGAGCCGTTCCGGTCGGTGCTGGTGGATGCCGAATACGCCGACCCGGCCGACCTTCCTCGCGGAATCATCATCGCGGAGTGCGAGCTGGTCGGGTGTTTCTCGACGTCGCCTTCAGTGGGTGCCGCCCTACACGCAGCGCGCAGGTTGGTAGGTGTCGAAGCTACCCCTGAGGAGTACGACTTCGGTGACTACTCGCCCGGCCGTTACGCCTGGGCGTTGAAGAGGCCCGAACTCAACTACACGCCGCCGATCAGGGGCGCGCTCGGCCTCTGGACGCCGCCGTGCCTCTCGACGAACCCACACGCCCGGACCTTCTGCGAGAAGCCGAACGGCCACGACGGCGAGCACGAAGCCGGCGCCCGCACATGGGAGTGGGGCGACTCATGAGCACCGTCACCCAGTGCCCCTGCTGCTACTCGCTGGTCCGCGTCGAAGACGACGGGTCGCTTGCGATCGTCCGGATCGCGAAGCCCGAGCCGGGTGCGGAGTGGCGACCCCGGCGAGGGCCGCGCCGGACGCCCGCTGCACCGAGCCACCCCCCGGTACCGCTGCCCGCACCGTCCACCGCCCGCGAGATCGACGACCAGGCGCTGCGCGTGGTCGAGCGCGTCGCCGGCGAGCGAGGCATCTCCCTCGCGGAACTTCGATCGACCAGCCGATCACCGCGGCTCGTCCGCGCCCGCTGGGCGGCTATGACGGCGGCCCGTTCCGAGACGGACGCCTCCCTGCCACAGATCGGCCGGATCCTGAACCGTGACCACACCACCGTGCTCCACGGGCTTCGACGGATGGCGGCGCGATGAAGCCGACGCTCTGCCCGAAATGCG